AAAGGTAGCCTTTGTATTTTTAAAAGGCCCGCATGTTTCCTAGACTTAACTTCCTGACTGTTGTATAAATACAACACTATTTACTTGAAAATTGACGCTTGACGTGCCTAAATGGAAATCATATAATTTTTGGGCACCCCCGCGTCCGCGAAAAACGTGCAAAAAAGCCGCGCATTGACGTGGCTTTTTGTCTATCTGGAGCCCATAAATGGCGAAAACAATCACGATTACGATGGAAGACAGCGGCAAGATCACTGTCGATTCCGACGAGATGGAGCAGCCATACGTCTGCGAAAGCGTGGCAGAGTGCCGCGATTACGTTGACAACATGTTGGCCGAGGAAGAGGGCGAAAGCTCGGAAGAACAAGCTACTGAGAAGCCAGAGGCTTACAAGGCGGCTTGGGATGAAGAAGCGGCCAGCCGGCCGAAGCAGTCGAACATGATGGCCTGATCGGAGTACTACCATGCAAGAATATTCAAACCCAAAATCCCGTAATCTAATCCGCGCAGCAGGAGGAATGATGAAAAACGCAGCAGCAATGCCGGGCGCTACGCCCGGAGCACCAGTCGGTAGCAACCAGCAACAAGGCAAAGGCGAAATTCCGGGCAAGGTATCTGTACCAATGCCCGGCACCAATGAAACTCAGCCTGAGTACAAGGGCGGCATGAAGAGCGGTAACGTGCCCGGCTTCTCTGGCGGCATCATTAACGGCAAGATTTAATCATGCACAAGCCCGGCTTGTACGCGAACATCCAAGCCAAACGCGAACGTATCGCTGCCGGTTCGGGCGAACGCATGCGCAAAGCTGGAAGCAAGGGCGCACCGAGCAAGGCCGACTTTGAGGAGTCAGCAAAGACGGCCAAGACGGGGATCATCCGCAAAGCGATGGGGTCGAAGTGAAGACCCCCGCTTGGCAGCGCAAGGAGGGTAAGTCACCGACCGGCGGCCTAAACGCCAAAGGCCGGGCTAGTGCAAAGGCGGAGGGCATGAGTCTTAAAGCCCCCGTCAAAGCTGGCGACAACCCGCGCCGTGCATCGTTTCTGGCAAGGATGGGCAACATGCCCGGCCCTGAAAGAAAAGACGGGGAGCCGACGCGTTTATTGCTTAGCCTGAACGCGTGGGGTGCCAGCAGTAAAGAGGACGCCCGTGCGAAGGCAAAGGCGATCAGCGCAAGGAATGATGACGGCCTTGTGCGTAAAGCTATGAAGGGGCGCTAATGCCAAGCAAATCAGCTAAACAGGCTCGCATGATGGCGGCCGCAGCACACAACCCGGCTTTCGCTAAGAAGGTCGGGGTTCCCGTGTCTGTGGCAAAGGAATACAACGCAGCCGACACCGGCGGCGGTTTGCTTAGAGGGGCAATGACAGATGGCAAAAGTAAAAACAAGGCCAAAAAGGCTCGCTGAATTAAACGGAGCGCCGCCACGTTTGGCGTCGCCTGAAGACCTCGAAGACGCTGGTCCCAAGACGGGACGAGCGCATGCTATGCGTAAAAGCTCAGGGATCAAGCACCCGCTCAGAATCAATCTGACGGCTGTCTCTGAGGCGCTAGTAGAGGAAGGACTCGATCCAGCGATTGAGTTTGCACGTATTTTGAAGGGCCGGCCAATCGTTGATACCGACGGCAACGTGGTCATCGATCCGCATACTGGCCAGCCTGCACGCCGGTATGAGCTCGAGGCTGACGTTCGGGTTCGGATGTTGTCTGAGATTCTGAACTACACGCAGCCGAAGCTGAAAGCCGTTGAGGTCAAGATGTCGGGCAGCCTTGAGCTTACAAGCGAACAACTTGATCAGCGTCTCGCGATGCTACTGGCCCGGGCTGCGAAATGAATCTGGCCAACATCGACACAACGCTGTTGACGTCAGAAGAGAAGCGAGAGCTTTACGAGTTATTACGATTGAAGGATATCCGCGCCAAGCGTAACAAGCTGGTCGCTTATCACTCATACGCAAAGCAGATCGAGTTCCACACTGCCGGCGCCGATTACCGTGAACGGTTGTTCATGGCAGGCAATCAGCTTGGCAAGACATGGGCCGGTGCGTATGAGGTCGCTATGCACTTGACCGGTCGTTACCCTGCTTGGTGGAAGGGTAAGCGGTTCCCGTATGCAATCCGAGCAATGGTCGGTTCCGAATCAGCGGAGCTGACACGCAAGGGTGTGCAGCGTCTTTTGCTCGGACCGCCAGAGATCAGGGAAGAGTGGGGCACTGGCGCCATACCTTACGACTGTGTCAAAGACACGTCGATGAAGCAAGGCGTCCCGGATGCTGTCAGTTCTGTAGTGGTCCGCCATGTTTGCGGTGAGGACTCGGTGGTGCAGTTCCTGTCATACGATCAGGGCCGCACGAAGTGGCAGGCCGACACCGTTGACCTTGTATGGTTCGACGAAGAGCCGCCACTACCAATTTATTCTGAGGGCCTGACACGGACGAACGCAACAGCCGGTCAGGTCTTTGTGACGTTTACGCCATTGCTCGGCATGTCCGAAGTGGTTAAGCGGTTCCTGCTTGAGAAGCCAGCGGCTAGTCACGTTACGACGATGACGATTGAAGACGCCGAGCACTACACGCCGGAGCAACGGGCTGCAATCATTGCAGGTTATCCAGAGCACGAGCGCGAAGCACGGGCCAAGGGTATTCCGATTCTGGGATCAGGACGCGTGTTCCCGATTGTTGAAGAGGGTATCAAGGTCACAGCGTTTCCGATTCCGCCGCATTGGCCACGAGTTGTCGGCCTTGACTTCGGTATCGACCACCCGACCGCTGCGGTCTGGATGGCGTGGGACCGTGACAATGATGTGCTCTACGTGACCGACTGCTACCGGGTCAAGGACCAGTCGATCATCATGCACGCTGCAAGCATTCGGGCCCGGGGCGAATGGGTGCCTATCGCTTGGCCGCATGATGGCCTGCAACGTGATAAGGGCAGCGGCGAACAGCTGGCCAAGCAATACCGCGATCAGGGTCTCGTCTTGATGAAAGATCGGGCAATGTTCGAGGATGGCAGCAACGGCGTTGAGGCCGGCCTAGCCGAGATGCTGGCACGCATGCAGACCCAACGGTTGAAGGTGTTTGCCCATTTGCAAGATTGGTTTGAGGAGTTTCGCCTGTATCACCGTAAGGATGGACTGGTCGTCAAGATGACGGATGACCTGATGTCAGCGACTAGGTACGGCATGATGATGCGCCGATTCGCCAAGACACAGGAAGAAGCTGAGACTAGAATACGCACAAACCGAATCGCCCCAGTGGCGAGCTTCGGCATTTTCGATCAAGAGATGGGGTACTAACCAATGATTAATCCAGCTGATCCTGTAGAGATCGACGTAGAGATCGAAGAGATTTCTCCAGAGGACGAAGCCGAGAAAACCCGAGAGCGGTTGCAGGCTTTTGGTCATACGATGGCCGCTCAGCGTGACGAGTGGATTCGTACTCGCTACGCCTATGGCGTTGACAAGCGATGGCTCGAGGACGAGGATCAGTACAACGCCAAGGACAACGTCAATCGCGCAGCGTCGCAGATGATGACGTCAGTTGAGCAGGGTTACCCTGTTACGACACAAGGCGCTAAGCCGCATCGGTCTACCGTCTTCATCGGCATGACGCGTCAGAAGACGAACGCCGCCGAGGCTCGGATCGCTGACATCTTGCTACCGACGGATGACCGCAACTGGGGTATCCAGCCGACACCTAATCCGAAGCTGGTAGGAATGTCGCAGGATGAAAGCCTAGCCGGTGAGCAAGTTGCTATGCAACCACAGATGCAACCCGGCATGCCGCCACAGATGCCGCAACCCGGTATGCCGCCAGCACCACCAATGCCGCAGCAGGGTCTCGGTGCTATGGCGATGGAGCAGACCGGAGCAACCGGCATGCCACCGCCAATGAATCCAGCCGGCCAGCCGATGCGGATGAAAGACCTTGCCCGCCAGATCATGGACAAGGCGAACAAGAAAGCACTGGCCATGCAGACCGAGATCGACGATCAGTTGGTCGAGTGTGGCTACAACGGCGAATTGCGTAAGATGATTCACGACGCTGCAGTGCTTGGCACCGGCGTTATCAAGGGTCCAATCGTTACCAATCGCACCCGCAAAGCATGGCAGCCTTATACCGATGCCACTGGCCAGACTGTGCACCAAGTCGAGATCGTCGACGAGCTGTCACCTGCTACCTTCCGTATCGACCCGCGTAATGTGTGGCCTGACCCGGGTTGCGGTGAGAGCGTGCATAACGGTCGTGGCTTGTATGAGCGTGAGCAACTTACGTCTAAGCAAGTTCGCGATCTAGCCAAGCAACCGGGTTTCATGAAGTCGCAATTGCGCAAGGTGCTTGAAGAAGGCCCGAAGAAGTCGGCAACGATGGAAGAGTTGAAAGACGAAGACCAGCGCGACATGGCCCGCGACGTTTACGAGATGTGGACTTACTGGGGTGAGGTCGAGCATGAGGACCTCGAAGCAGCTGACGTTGATGTCGGTGAGCATGATGAGCTTCGTACAATCAGCGCATGCGTGGTGATGATCAACAGCGTTGTGGTCAAGGCATTTCTGAATCCACTGGACGACGGCCAACTGCCTTACGACTTTTACGTTTGGGAGAAGGTTGCCGGATCGGTCTGGGGTTATGGCATTCCATACCTCATGCGCTCACAGCAGAAAGTGCTCAATGCAGCATGGCGTCAGATGATGGACAACTCAGGCGTTACCTCCGGTCCGCAGATCGTGGTTAAGCCGTCCGTCATCCAGCCAGCCGATAAGCGATGGGAGTTGTCGGCTCGTAAGATATGGTACGCAACGGATGACATGGACGATGTGAGGAAAGCCTTTGCGACGTTTGAGTTTAATAGCCATCAAGGCGAGCTGGCAGGCATCATCAAGATGGCTACCGAGCTGGCTGACGCTGAGACCGGTGTGCCGACAATCATGCAAGGCGAGAAGGGTGCAGCGCCAGACACTGTCGGCGGCATGCAGCTGCTGATGAACAGCGCAAGCGTGGTGCTACGTAGACTGGTCAAACAGTTTGATGACATGGTTACCGAGCCGCATATCCGCCGCTACTACGACTACAACATGATGTACAACGAGGACGAAGAGATCAAGGGCGACTTCACCATCGACGCCCGTGGCTCATCGGCTCTCATGGTGCGCGATATCCAGAACCAATCGTTCTTGAACCTATTGGCCGCTGGCGCTAATCCGATCTACGGTAAGTATCTCGACACGCAGAAGCTATTCGAGAAAGCATTGCAAGCGCAGCACGTCGACCCGGCTGAGGTGTTTAAGTCAGAGGAAGAGATCGACCGCATCAATGAAGCTGAGAAGCAAGCAGCTACTCAAGGCCCACCGCCTAATCCAGCACTCGAGGTGGCCAAGGTACGTGCTGAGACTGAGATGGCTAAGGTACAGGCTCAGAATGCAGGCGACTTGCAGGAGCTGCAAGTACGTCAAGCAATTGCTCAGAAAGACGCTGAGATGCGTATGGCTGAGATGCAGCTGACCCGCGAAATCGAAATGTTGAAGCTGTCCAACACGCAGAACATTTCACTTGAGAAGATCAAGGCCCAGTTGGCAGATACAGCAATTAAAGAGCGCGGTAAGAAGGAACTATTTGCAGCTGAGCAGCAGCTCAAGCTGTCAACCGGATCAGGCATTTAAAGGAAACGATCATGGCATTTAATGCAGCCGACTACACAGACCCTCAAGGCAAGGGGATACCTTGGTATTCACAGACAGCTAATGTGGGATTGGCAGACGCCGCCAAGGCTCGTACAGTTGCTGGCGTGACCAGCAACGCGCCTATTCAGTCGCAAACTGAAGCGGCAGCCGCTAAGGCGGCAGGCACCACAGCTGCTACAACAACGGCAGCGGCGCCGGTGACGGTGGACGGCGGAATTAATCCGGTAGCAGTGGCTGCTAAGCCGCTTACTTTTGGCGAGAAGCTGGCAGCAAACCCCCCAGCTACCAAGGCTTCCGGTCCTGTAAGAAATGCGGCTAACACGCCTGCGACTATTGAGAAGCTGTACCAAAATGTTTTAGGCCGCGCCAGTGATACCGAAGGCGCCAACTATTGGACAAAGAAGTTCGGCGAGGATATTAGCGCGGCCGAAGTATCGGAGTTTATTAACGCGGCTCAGCCTGAGAAAGCGGCTAAGGCAGCAACCACTACCACTACCACTACTACTGACGGCGGTGGCGGTGGCGGTGGCGGTGGCGGCTTCATTGACAACGGCGGCGGCACTTCATGGACCGACTCATCCGAGTACAAGTCAATGCAGTCGCAACTGGCGAAATTGCAAGCAGCTTACGACAAGCTGGCAGCTGGTCAGGGTGGCGGCGGTGATAGCGGCATCGTTACGACCGGTGGCCTGATTGACACGGGTGGCGGCGGTACCAGTGGCGTTGTCTACGGTCCTGACGGCACGATGTACAGCTCAGCAGCTGCGGCTATCTCAGCCGGGGTGACGAACTACACCACTACCAAGCCGTCTATCCCCGGCGCCGGCACAGCAACGGCCGGCGACACCCAAGGGTTTGTCATCCCATCTGGCCAGACAGGCAATACCAACCCGGGTGGATTCATCTCAGGCGCACGTCAGCAAATGTTTAACATGCCGACTGGCGCACAGCTACCCGCTGGCGTAGCCAATCCATTTGAAATAGGTTAACCGTACATAATCATGCAAATTAGTACAAATAAAAAGTGTTGCGTAAATCGCACAACTGGTATTAAAATTTGCGTGGGGGACTTGCGCCCAAAATTTATTCAAAGCCAGCTTAATGCTGGCTTTTTTGTATCATGAATGATTTCACTTCGGCAACTTGGTTTCAACTCAAACGCTGGGCTGAGGCCGAGCTAACTAAGGCCCGCGAAAAGAATGACGCTGTCGGACTCTCCGATATAGAGACAGCATCATTGAGAGGTGAGATTCGCATGATCAAGAAATTTCTCGACTTGCCAAACGCGGCAACTCGGGGTGTGGTGGCCGGGCCGGATGAATAGTCCCGCTTGGTCGTGTAAGGCAGTAATTACCGGAGAGCAACGTGGAAGAAACACAACTGACAGAAGGGCAAGCGCAACAACTTTGGAATGAAGAGGCTTCAAAGCTCGACGCCGATGCAAACGCATCCGCACTCGAGAATTTTGCCATTGATCCAGTTGAAGAACTGCATCAAGATTTCATTGAAGAAGAGGTAGCGGCTGCACCTGAGCCAGAAGCCGATCCACTGGCGGGGTTGTCTGATGTAGTGAGAGCGAAGTTAGCTCAAATTGATCAGCTGGCCGAAGCCAATACTCTACTGCAGCAGCATATAAAGTCAGCAGAGGGTCGTGTAGCAGCAGTGCAACGTGAGTTTTACGCAGCGCGTCAAGTGGCAACACAAGAGGCGCCGTCGCAAGGACAGATCGTTACTGCCGCTAAAAACCCAGAGAAGTGGGACGCGCTCAAGGAGGATTTTCCTGAGTGGGCTGGGGCGATGGAGGAATACGTCGCATCTAAATTGGGCGGTGTGCAACAGCAACCGGGTCTCGACCCAGAAGCAGTTGCCGCTTTTGTGCATCAGCAGGTCGCACAAACCAAAGCTGAGATGGGACGTCTTCTTGAAGAGGCGAGGATCGAAGGAAAGTACGAGGACTGGAAAGACACGGTTAACACAACCGAGTTTGCCCAATGGTTCAGCGTGCAAAACCCTGATGTTCGCGCTTTAGCCGATAGCTCGGCCGCCAAGGACGCAATTAGGATGCTGGATATGTATAGCAAAACTAAAGAGCGTTCTGCCTCAGACATTAAACAAGAGCGTGGAGCACGACTGGCAGTTGCAGCGACCGCTCGACCCGGCCAGACAAGACCGCCCAAGACCTTGGACGATATGTCGCCGGATGAGTTATGGAACTACGAAGCCGCAAAGCGCGAAAAGACTAAAGCGCAGCGCGGGTTTTAACTTAATCTTAAAAGGAAACAACAATGTCTATTCAAAATTACGGCACAGTTGCCTCACGTAACTTAATCCGTGCAGCACAAGGCATGCTCGAGCATGCACAACCAATCACCGTTCTGGGCGACTTCGGTACCCAGCGCGAAATGCCACAGAACTCGACCGACACCTTGGTGTTTCGTCGTACGTTGCCATTCGGTGCAAGCACCGTTGGCACCGTGATCGAAGGCTCTAACCGCTACGTTGGTACTCCTGACATCGTCGCTTCGAACTTCGTGCTGGCTGAAGGCGTTACGCCTAACAGCAACACGATCTCGTTCCAAGACGTGTCGGTTCAACTGCAGCAATACGGTATCCTGTTCAAGTACTCGAGCAAAGTCGAGCAACTGTACGAGGATGACATCCCCGGCGAGATGGTCAAGCTGACCGGCGAGACGCTGGCTGAGGTGATGGAGATGGTTCGCTACGGCGTCCTGAAAGCTGGCTCGACGGTTATCTACGCAAACGGCTCCAGTCGTTCCGCTGTGAACACCGCAATCAGCCTGAACTCGATTCGTAAGTCGGCTCGTACGCTGGAATCGAACCGTTCACGTCGCGTGACTTCGCGTCTTGCACCGGGCGTGAACTTCGGCACCCGTGCTGTCCAGCCTGCATACGTTGTGTTTGTTCACACCGACGCAGTGTCTGACATTCGTAACCTGCCGGGCTTCACCCGCGTTGAAGAGTACGGTTCATTCAAGCCTATCCATGACCGCGAAATCGGTGCATGCGAAGACTTCCGCTTCATCAGCTCGCCACTCCTGCGTTCGTTCGCCGGCGCTGGCTCCGCTACGCTGAACGGCATGCTGTCCGTCGGCGCTGCAGCTGTTGACGTGTATCCGTTCATCATTATCGGTGAAGACGCTTGGGGTCAAGTTGCACTGAAAGGCATGTCGGCTATCAAGCCTGTCGTCCTGAAAGCTTCCCAGACTAACCACGCCAATCCACTGGGCCAGTTCGGCTACGTTGGTGCTTCGACTTGGTTCGCGACTGTGCGTCTGAACGACGCCTTCATGGCCCGCATCGAAGCCGGTGTGACCGCCCTCTAAAGAATAGCTGGGGCTACGGCCCCGGCATCACCTAAAAGGAACACATCATGGCTGAAAGTATTAATTCCCGCGTAAATCGGTTAGCCGACGGTATCGATAGACAAGAACTTGCACAGCTCTTGGCTTCGATCTTGATCGACTTGACCGCATTGAGGGTCGCACTAAATGCACATACCCACGG